GTCGTGGCCCATGTCGGTGGGCATCGAAGATCGGCGGAGTTTGCCGTACACCTGTCGCCCGTCGGTGAGTACCAGGCGTTCGGCGTCGCGCCGGGACGGGCCGAGCAGGCGTAGCGCCGCCTGCCGTTTGGCCTCCAGGTCGGCCGGGTCGTCACCTTGGATGCCCAGGGACATGGTGATCACCCGCGGACCGACCTGATCGGTACCGGTCCATGATCCGTCGATCTGCGGTCGGTCGACGTCGGCGGTCTCGATGGCGGGTAGTTCGTCGATGCCGTCGATCTCGGTTACCGGGTAGGCGGTGCCGGGCCCGAACATGAGGTCGCGCCACTGGCCTTGCTGGGTGGATCGCACTAGTACACCCGCGCGGCAACCAGCACCAGATCGAGGAAGTAGACCGCCACCCCGGCCGAGAGCAGGACCAGGCCGTAGGTGGCCACCGGGTGCGGACGGGACGCCACGAACGCGGCCCCGGCGGCCAACAGGAACGCCAGGATCAACAGCACGACGTGTAGCGGGTTCATGATCTCCTCCTAGGCACTGACCAGCCCACCGATCTTGCTGGCCCACTTGATCTGATCGACGACGTCTTCGGGTCGCAGTTGCGTCCCGAACGATCTAGCGTCGATGTTCGTAATCCCCCCGGCGGGGGCGTACATCCGCTCCGCCTTGTCGGTCGGGTCGCCGCGGAACCCGGCCGCGTACAGCGCATCCGTGGCCCCCTTGGGCAGGTTGCCGACGTTGACCCCGATGCGCCCGCCGGTGCCCCGGGAGAACAGTTGATCGATGTTCTGGAGGCCGGGCAGGGCCCGCATGATGGCGGGCACCGCGTTGGACCAGTTCTCGACCGCGCCGCCGACCTGTTTGGCCTTGTCGACCAGGCCGGGCGCCACCTTGGCCAGCGCATTGAGGTAGCCCGCTTCACCCTTTTTGAAGATCTTTCCCTTGACCATGATCTCGTCGTAGAACCCGGCCGCCACCTTGGACCCGTCCTCGGCGACCTGGCCCAGCTCCGAGGTGTGCTGTTGCACCATGCTCAACACCTTGTCCAGGGTGGATTGGATCTTGGGGATCCAGGTCTCCAGGCCCTGGTCGAGCCCTTGCATGATGAACTCGCCCATCTCGTGCATCAGGCTCGACGGGGAGTGGATGCCCAGCGCCGACTTCACGCTGTTGATGATCTCCAGGATCTTGCTCAGGGTGGCGTCGACCTGCGGGAGTAGCGCCTGCATCCCGTTGATCAAGCCCTGCATGGTCTGGTCGCCGATCTCGGCCATGACCCTGGACGGGGAGGAGATGCCCAGCGCCTTGCGCACCGGGCCGGGGATGAGGTTGGTCAGATAGGTGACGATCTCCTGGCCGCGCGCTTGCAGCCCGCGCAGCAACCCGCCGATGATGTCCTGTCCCATTTGGACCATCTGGGAGGGCAGGTTGACCAGCGAGTTGATGATGTCGCGGCCCATCTTGATCGCCGCGTTCACCACCTGTTCGATGGGCTGACGGATGCCCGGGGGCAGCGCCTCCCACGCCGCGATGACCTTGTCCCGCAACATCCCGACGAACGGGGCCAGCGCCGACTGCACCTTGCCGACCAGCGCGCCACCCTCGGTGACCAGGGTGTTGATCGCCGCTACCGACCCGTCACGGGTGCGGTTCCACGCCGTGATCACCTGGGCCTGCAAGATCCCGAAGTAGTTCGAGAGCCCGGCCTGGGCCTTGCCCGGCAGTTCGTTGACCTTGCTCCCGAACGTGTCCATGTCGGTACCGGCTTGGACCAGGGAGTCTTTCATCTTGGTTCCCCAGTTGCCGATATCGGTACCGGCTTGGACCAGGGAAACTCGCATCTTCTCGATCCACGAGTTGACCGCGGACCCGAACGCCTCAAGATCATGCACGGCTTGCATGAACGAGGTACCGACCTTGCTCGCCCACGCCTCGATGGCCGGACCGCACCAGTCGACGAACTCCTTGAGCTTGGCGAACAGCTTGTCGACGATGGCCCGGAACGTCTCGCTGTGGTTGTAGGCGTAGATGATCCCGGCGGCCAGCGCGGCGACCACGGCGATCACCACGCCGATCGGGTTGGCCGCCATCGCCGCGTTCAGGGCCCACCAGGCGGTCCGTAGGGCGTTCAGGATGTTGACGATGGACATCCACGCGAGCTGTGCGGCCATCGCCGCGTTAAAGGCGATCGTCCGGGCGTTCAAGATCAGCAGAACGGCGGCCAGGCCCACCAACAGCTCTTTGTACTGCCCCACCCAGGTGATCACCCTGCCGATCACATCGATGAACGCGGTAACCCCGGTGATCACTTGGTTGAGCGCGTTCAGCACGACCAGATAGGCCGGGGCCAGTTTCTCCCCCAGCGCGGCTTGAGCGTTCTCCGTCTCGGCCGACACTCGCTTCTGCGAGTTGGCCACGCTGTCCCCGGTGCGGGCGAAGTCGCCCTGCGCCTGCCCGGTCTGCTCCAAGATCAACTGGCGGGTCGCCATGACCTCGTCGCCCTTGGTGATCTCGTCCTTGGTCGCGGCCAAGCCCATCTGGAGGGCCTTCTGGTTGACCATCTCCTTGTTGATCAACACGCCGTAGCGCTCGATGGGGTCGTACTCCCCGCGGAACGCCGCCCCCAGCGCCTGTACCGCCTCGTCCGGGGTGGTCCCGGAGAACGAGGCCATATCGCCCGCGAGCCCGGTCATCTGGGTGGAGAAATCGGCCAGCGGCTTGCCGGTCAGTTCGGCCGCCTTGCCGAAGGTGCCGAACGTGTTGGCCGCCTCCAGGGCCGCCCGCTTGCTCAGCCCGAACGACTTGTCGGCCGAGGTGGCGAAGTTCTCGACCTCCCCAGCGAAGTCACCGAACTTGATCCCGGTAACACTGGTCGCGTCTTCGAGCTGAGCGAACGCATCGATCGAGCCGGACACGAACGTCAGGACCTTTTCGCCCGCGGCGGCCAGTAGCCCCCCGGCCATCGAGCCCACCGCGGTGCCCAGCGCCGAGCCGATGGCCGCGCCGCGCGAGGATGCCTCGCCCTGGGCCCGGTTCAGCTCGGACATGTCCAGTCGGATGCGTCCGACCAGATCGGGCAGCAGCGCCACTCAGCTCACCCCACGCCCGGGGCAGGCATCGGCGGAGCGTTTACACGCGCCCTCGGTCGGCTGCGCTCCAGAGACTGGGACACCGCCATCAGCCACCCGGCCCCGCCCTGTGTAGACGCGCGTTGCGCCGGGACGACCGGTTGCCGGGCCGAGCCCTCCTCGGTGCGCTCGCGGTGCAGCTCGGCCAGGGTCTGCAACTGGCGGGGCGTCATTTCTTCCCACTCTTTTTGCGACCGACCGAGGACGACGATGGCGATGTAATACCAGCGGGCGAACGGGATGCGGACCGGCGCTCCGCCCGGTTCGGCGTCGGCCCGCTCATTTCCCCCGCCATGGCCTTCTCCCCCAGCTCACCGAACGCGTCGGTGAACGCCGCGGTGAACGCGGTCACGATGGTGTCCAGGTCGGCCGGGCGGATCCCGGTGGCGATGGCCTTGCGGGCGGTGGGGTTGTCGTCGAACTCGTGCAGCAGACCGGCATGGATGATGTCGATCAAGAGTTTGACCACCGGGCGATCGAGCATCACCTGACCCTCGTCGTTGGTGATCATGCTTTGCATCTCGGCGACGGAGCCGAACTGGGTTTCGATCTTCTCCAGGCTCAGCATCGTGTAGATCAGTTCGTACTTGTCGTCGCCGATGGTGATCCACTGGCCGGATCCGTTACCGGTGCCGGGCATGCGGCACATCCTCTCTAGATCAGTGCATTCGGCGCGTCGGGTTGCGGCGGCCGTTTACACGGTGAGGGGAGCGGACGCCACGGGGAGCCGCGCCCTCAGGGGTGCCATCGGGAAAGGATCAGGTCGAGCTGTCCGGCGTCCAGGGCGCCGGGGGCGTGTAGCTGTCCATGATGATCACGTCCAGCCACGGGGAGGTCCCGGTGGGCGGGTTGACGTTCATCTCCGCGGTCACCATCTGGTAGTCCTCTTCGGCCGCGCCGATCTCCGGGAACGACGACAGTGAGCACTTGCTCATCACGAACGCCACCGCCCCGCCGGGCGCGTCGGCCGCCGCGGAGATGGCGCGCATGCCGAACGGCTTGGGGAACGCCGAGGAGAGCAGCGCCCACCCGGTACCGGCATAGGCCGAGGTGGCGCCCGCGGTCCGGGTGCCCACCGTGCCGCCGAGCATCACGGCGAGATTCTGGAGGCTCAGCTTCGCGTTCTCGATGGCCGCGGTCAGGCCGGTGATGATCGACTGTTGGTCGATCAGCCGGTTGTCGCCGCGGAGTTGCTTGGTGTCCATGTCGCCGGACAGGGCCAGCGACTTGATTCCCGGGACGTCGAACCACTCCCCGTAGGTGGCTGCCGCCCCGACGGCATCGGTGAGCACCGATGCGATCTGGCAGTGCTGCACGGCGTACACCTTGGTGATGCCCTGTTGGGCGATGGGCGTGGTCACAAGGGGCTCCGGAGTTTCGGTGGTGGTCATGATCTCTCCTCAGGCCGCTGGGGATGCCAGCAGTCGATCTATCTGCACCGTCACGATGGTGCGTCGTAGGTTGTCGCTGGCCTGCGCCGAGCGGGTCAGGATCTGCACCCCGTAGCAGGTGATCAACCAACTGGGGAGCTTGGTCCGGTGCAGGAGCCAACAGATGTGATCCTCTAGGCCGATCTGTTCGGCCCGGGTGCCGTCCGGTTTGCGCAGCGCCTGGTAGATGTCCACCTGGGCTTGCTCGCGGACCCGTAGCTCGCCCTCGGCGTCGGTGTCGCCGGACGGAACCACGTTCCACGCCACCCCTTCGGTGATCACCACCAACGGGAGCGGGGCCTTGGGCGGGGCCAGGTCGCGGAACACGGTCACGCCGAGCCCGGCGGACTCGATCACGTACTTGAGCGCCCCGGAAACGGTCGCGTTGCTGACCGTCCCGGTGCTCGCGCTCATCGCAGACCCTTGATCATTTCTCGTTCGTAGCGGGCCTGGGCCATGGCCATGCCGGGCCGCAGGAACGGCTGTGCGCGCATGTGCCGGGTGCCGAACTCGACGAACGGGGCGTAGTCCACATCGTCGAACAGCACGCCGATGACATCCGAATGTGCTCCACCGGTGTCGACGTCGGTTTCGATCCCGCGCCGCAACCGCCCGGTGTCGACCGGGCACCGCTTGCGGGCCTCGTCGGCGGCCATGTCGAGCAGGTCTCCGACGTTGGCCCGCAGCCCGGAATCCCAGTCGTCCAGGACGCGCACGATGGCGTCCCGCCACTGGCGCTCGTTCTCCCAGGTCACGTGCGCGGGCATGATCTAGACCCGGTGGGGCGTGACGTCCGGCGACGCGTCGCCCACCGCTTCCGCACCTTGGGCCCGCTCTTGCAGGTGCTGATCACACAGCGACTCGCCCCCGGCGACGGCCGTGGCTTCGGCCATCTTGGCGCCGGATGACTCCATGTAGCACTTGACACAAACCATGATCTACTCCTTTACGGGACGACCGGGTCCGGTGCCCAGCCGCCGTCGGATTCGGTGGGGTCCCACGGAAAGTGGACGGTCCAGAAATCCCAGTCGGGCAACGGTTCGTCGTTGAGCCCCGGGTCCTGGGTGTTGGTGTTGTGCCCGTTGTCGACGACGGCCATCAGGTCGGCATCCTTGCCGTCCACAGATTCCAGTCCACATCGACGTCCCGGTTGATGTTGACCGTGCGGGCGTGGGTGGCGTCGAGTACCGCGTCGGTGTCCATGTCCGCGGTGATCGCCGTGGACTTGGCTTCGGTCTTGCTCTCCGAACTGCTCTCACTCGTGCTCGCGGGGGTGCTCGTGCTGGACTCGCTCGTGCTCTTGCTGGTGGCCATGACTCTCCTAGATCAACACACGGTTGGACTTGTACGGCTCTAGCCAGGCATCCACCACCGGATCCCCGGTCGTGCGCTGATCGGCCGGGGAGCCCTGGCGTTGCTGGGGTGGACCC